CACATCATTTCGCCATACACAGAACTATTTACCTTTGAAGGCGGTTTTTTAAATTCTGTTTTATTGGGATTTTTAAGCGCCGGAACCAGTTATGCTCTAGATACGTTATTTAACGATTAAGAGCGAGGAGTTAACATGTTAGCCACAGGTCACAACGTATGGGTCGAGAATCATTGGATGCTTAGACCACCAACAAATTGCTGCAAGGGCTCTTAGCTCAGGCGGGTAACGCCCGCTTTTAAAAGGTATAAGTAAATGAGTAAACAAATATTACGAGAATTTTATGAGCTTTGCCCTAATGGCTATTGCGAAGATTTGTTGACTGAATCTGAGAAAAGAGAGATAGCCGAGAATGGAGCCCTATATTTGACCGGCGTCATGCAGTGCGCCAATAAAAAGAACGGCAACGGCAGAGTGTATAAAAGAGAGACCTTGCAAAGAGAAGTTGCAAAATACAAAGATATAATAGCACAAAACCGTGCCCTCGGAGAATTAGATCACCCAGAGTCTTCAATAGTAAACCTCCAGAACGTATCTCACATGGTAACCGCCATAGGAATGGACGGCGACGAAGTTCGTGGAAAGATAAAGGTTTTAGATACTCCTGCGGGTAAAGTTCTAAAAGCTCTCATTGAAGGCGGCGTGAAAGTTGGTATTTCATCTAGAGGGATGGGAACAATTAAAAAAGAAAACGGCCAGACATTAGTAGAAGATGACTTTATGCTCATTTGCTTTGATATTGTAGCAGAACCATCAACGCCGGGGGCTTACATGAACCCTGATCAAAGAAATGACGGCAGCTATCCTTTATCGGAAGATCTCCGTCACGCTGGGAACAAAACAAGCATTTTAAATAAAATAGATACCCTTCTTAAAGGATAGATATGAGTTCGAAAGATAAATCAGGAAAAATAAAAGAAGTAATCAAGCAATGCCTTAGAGAGGTATTAGTAGAAGAGGGACTTTTAAGTGAGGTTCTAGCCGAGGGCATCCGAAAAGCCAATATAAGCAGCCCTGCCCCTCAGCCAATGATAGAGGCTAAGGCCCCCGCCCGCCCTAGAGCACCATTACGCCCAAAGTTTGAAAAGAGCGAGGCGATGAAGGCTCTCGAACAAAAGTTTGCCGGAACTCCATTGCAAAATATATTTGAGGGCGTAGAAGCTATTCCGGGCGAATCAACAGCTTCACCGTTATCCGGGTTATCTAAAAATGACCCCGGAATAGATATTACTAAGTTTCCCGGCTTTGATCGATGGAAAGACAAAGTATAGGGCTATTTAAAGAAGAGGAAAGAATGGAAGTCAAGGCAAGGAAAAATGAAAACCCGCACAGTCTTATTCGAAGGTTTTCAAAAAAAATTAAAGATTCTGGTATTTTAGAAGAATACAAAGAAAGAATGTATTTTATAAAACCATCGGACAAAAAGAGAAAAGAAAAGAGATTAAGAGAAAAAAGACTAAAGAAGTTGCAGGAGAACAGTAATGGCTAATTTTGGAAGTTATCGTGTGGGCGTCGGCTCAGTAGGCCAATATATGATGTCTGGTATTCCCTATGTCAGTTCTTCAATTTCAGTAGCGGACTCAGGCAGCTCACCAGAAGAAATTAATTTTCCTAGAATTACTAAATTTATAACCGTTGTCAACGAAGCTACTGGTTCTGCTGCTCCAATTCGAGTTGGTTTTTCCTCAAATGGTGTAAGTAATTCTGGAGATAACAACTATTTTGTCTTAGCAAATGGCGAATCGTACACTGGCGAGTTTAGAGTGACCTCTATTTACCTTTTAGGTGACACGGGCACTAGCTCAACTTGCTCAGTTATCGCTGGTCTAACAGGCATTACAACTGCATCTTTAGATACAGGCTGGCATAATTGGTCCGGGTCAGCAGGAGTAGGATAAATGATTAGCGGGTTTGGCCGCAAGAGAGGTAATCTATCCTCTTGCCAAACAGGCAAAGCTCGTGAGTTTGATCTCTATCTTAATGGACCAACTGGATTTATCGAGAAAACACTAAGCTCAGACAAGTTAGCATTATTTACCGCTGTAGACTTAAGAGATGTGAATGAGCAGGCTGCGGTGTCTTCTTGGACATCAAGAATAAATAATTATTCATTGACCGAGTCCACACCATCTGCCCAGCCTGTCATCTCTTCGTCAGCAAACACTCTAAACGAGAGAGCAGTATATTTTAATTCTAATGATCAACTAACAATCCCACAGGGTGGTTATGATTTATCTTCGTACAATAAGATATTTATAGCTTTTAAATTTTGTACCGAGCAGAATCCCGTTAATTTAAATGGAGTCCTTAACTATAGTAGCGAACCAACCGCTAGTGGCACAGGCAGTATAAGACTATATCACAATACGTTTATCGACGGGATATTTTGTAATGTCAGAGACAACGTGCCCGATTTTAATTTAGAGTCAACAACTATCAACGCCTATACCCCCGGCGACTATAAGACGTTTTTATACAAAATTGATTATACGAAACAGACCGACGACGAACAAATTGAGTGCTATTTGGACGGAGAATATGACGATACAGACCAAGCAGAATACGTTATGGCCTCGGACTCCACTTTTGGAAACTATGCTCTTTATTTGGGGAAAATACTTAGTGCGGTGAGCAATGCCCAATATTACGGCCAAAAAATGTACATTAGAAGCATGTTAATCGCCCCCAATTATTATCCCTCGGCTGATGAAGTGCGTAAAATATATTCCGCTATGAATGAGATAGATAGGGAAGCTTAAAGCCTTTTTAAGTCTTTAGCCACTATTTACTGTAGATTGTTTAGGAGTTAATGAATGTCAACTGTTCTAGAAAGTGCGATTGCAGATGCCACAAAGCTTAGAGAAATGGCTCTAAAGCACGCAGAAAAAACTTTAGTTGAGAAATACAGATCGAATATCGACTCGGCTGTTCAATATATCCTAGAGCAGGAAGACATGGAAGAAGTGCCAGAAGAAAAAGATCCAAAGCTTGATGAAGACAAAACTCATGTAGTGGAAATAAACGATCAACTTAAAGAGCAAGACGGTCAAGGCTTTGCCTTTATGGAAGAAACCTCAAAAGAAGTTAGCAGTGAAGAGGTCGAACTTTCATTCGAATCAATCCTCTCCGAAGTTAAAAGAATGGAAGAGGCCGGCGTCTACAACCTAGATGAAAAAGAGGTATACGAAGTAGATGAGTCAGACTTATCAGAGATGCTAGACTCGGAAAACTCGGAAGATAAAAATAAAAACGAAGAAGATCTTTTGGCAGGCCTTGAAGCTGCGGCTGTAGACGAAGAAGTTGAGCTTGATGAAGCCGGCCTAGAAGAAGCTATAAAGAACGCCGTTGAAGAAGCCGTCAATATGAACTATGAGGCTACAAAGACAGGATGGCTAAACAGCCCCGATAACTTAAGACGCAATGAAGTAATGGCTCAAGCTCTGGCCAATGAGTTCCAAAGACACAACGAAGAGCTTGAAGCAAAGAATAAAAAGCTCAAAACAAAGAACAAAGAGTTGGATAAAAAAGCCGATGATCTAAACAAGAAACTGTTAGAGTCGGCCCAACACAACAAGAAACTCTTAGAGGCCTTTAACAAGGTTAAAGAGAAGTTTGAGAAGATGCAAGTTTTAAATGCAAAACTTCACTTCACAAATAAAACATTGGTAGATGACTCCCTGAATGAGCGACAAAAAAATAAAATTGTCGAATCTATCAACAACGCAGATAGCGTTGAAAAAGCGAAGATGATTTATGAAACTCTTCAAGCCGGCGTGGGCTCCTCTCAGAATAGAGGGCCAGAATCACTAAGGGAAGCAGTTAGCAACCATTCTTCAGTATCATTGCTTTACTCACGCAAACCAAAAGAAAATCAAGACGTGGGTATAAGTGAGCTTGCAAAAAGAATGAGAGTTCTTGCAGGCATTGAGAAATAAAAGGAGTAATATTATGTCAGGTATTCTAGAAAGATTATCAGAAAACATTGTTGCTCGTGATTACCAGAAAGAAGGTGCAGCCCTAGTTTCCAAGTGGGAAAACGTTGGTCTTCTCGAAGGTCTTAAGAACGAGTATCAAAAGAATGTAATGGCAGTTCTTTTGGAGAACCAAACAAAAGAATTTGTCAGAGTTACAGAAGCAACCTCTATGGCTGCTGGTGACGTTGAGGGCTTTGCTGGTGTAGCATTCCCAATCGTCCGCAGAGTATTCGGTGGTCTATTGGCCAACGATATCGTCTCTGTACAGCCAATGAAGTTGCCAACCAGCCTTATCTTCTTCATGGATTTTAAGGTTGAAAATGCTCGCCACGGCCTCGCCGGCACCGAATCGGTTTACGGTGGTGGCGTTGTCGGTAGCCAGATCACTGGCGGTGTCAGTGACTTGACTGAAGAAGGTGGTGGTTTCTACAACCTACAGTCAGGTTATTCGTCACCAACAGCATCGCTTCAGGCCAGCATCGGCAGCAACCCGCTGGCCTCGACTCAGGTTTCAGCTTTGTCGGATGCAGAAAAGAAACTTCTACGTTTCGACCCTGATCTTCTAGCTGAAACTGCTTCGTATGTGGCCCAGTACACCTTCACGAAGCCAAGCGATTTCAACGAGGATAACCTTATTGCAATTGATGTCAGTACCTTCACAAACGCCGCAGGTGATCCTGCTATCGTTCGTAGACTGACATCGATTTCGGGCAACACTGTAACAATTACAGTTACTGATGCCAGCAACGCATCGGGCGTTACAGCCATTACTGGTACTTACCCAGTGAAGGACGGCTTTGGTTCGAATGCTCTCGGCTCGGTTGTCGGTGCGGAACTATGGGGCTTGGAAGGTGCTGGCGCCCCCCCCGCCGGCACATTTGACGATTTGGCTAGAGACGTTATTCCTGAGATTGAAATCAAAGTTGATTCAGTCGCAATTACCGCCGTCTCGAAGAAGCTAAAGGCCAAGTGGACCCCAGAGGTTGGCCAAGATCTTAACGCTTTCCACAATGCTGATGCAGAGTCAGAACTTCTATCAGTTCTTTCTGAGCACATGTCATTGGAGATCGATCAAGAGATCCTAAACGACCTCGTCCAAGGTGCAACTGCTGGTACTCTCTACTGGTCACGCTCACCCGGTCTATTCGTAGATCGCACGACTGGCTTGGAGATCGGTGCTACATCTGCTGCCCCTGACTTCACAGGTACTGTTTCGGAATGGTACGAGACCCTGCTAGAAACAATCAATGATGTTTCTGCTCGTATCCACCGTAAAACATTGCGTGGTGGCGCAAACTTTATTGTTTGCTCACCAGAAGTAGCGGCAATCCTTGAGTTCACCTCGGGCTTCCGTGCAAGCGTTACTGTCGATCAAGACGGTGCAAGCACAGCCGGTGCAGAAAAAGTAGGCTCAATTTCAAAGAAGTTTGACGTTTACGTCGATCCATACTTCCCTCGGAACGTCGTATTGGTCGGTCGTAAAGGCTCAAGCTTCCTAGAAAGCGGCTATGTTTACGCACCTTACGTCCCTCTACAGGCTACACAGACCATTTATGGCCCAGAAGATGGTGTACCACGCAAGATCGTAATGACTCGTTACGGTAAGAAGATGGTACGTCCTGATATGTATGGCCTAGTGGTTGTACGAGGAATGCTTGGTGAGTCAGGTGGCGGCTCATAAGCCAATAGTCTAATCTAGGCTAGGAAGGTCCGGTTCTCAGAACCGGACCTTCTTTCTTTTAAGCAACTTAGAAACTATTTATAATGTTGATAAGGCAAAAGCCTTTAACTTTAAGGAGAAAAAACATGGCTAAAAATGGACATACAATGGCAGATCGAAAAAAGGTTGAATCGATCGCCGTAGCAAAAACTATTCAACCCTCAGAATGTGGTAAGGTATTCATTCTTCAGTCAGGCTCGGTCGGCGACGGCTCATACCAATTAACCTTGCCAGCAGCTTCAGAAGCCGGTGCAGGCTGGTGGGCTAAGTTTATTTTAGGAGCCATCGACGGCGGCAACGTAGCTGTGACTGGTTCATCAAGCGACGCCACTGCATTTTATGTTCAGGGTGTTTCCGCAAGCGGAAGCGCCGCCCCCCTTAGCGGCATCGGGTCATTTAGGTTTGACGTATCCGGTAACGACTGCGCTATCAATGATTCGGTAGAAGTTGTTTCATCGGGAACTGCATGGCACTGCCAAGCAATTACATCAGGCTCACTTGCAGTAGTAGTGAATACCTAAACCTTTATAAGTTTTAGGTTAAGTCTTATCACAGCCCCCATTGGTTAATAGCCAGTGGGGGTTTTCTTTATTACGACTCTATTTATTAAAGAACTCAAAAAGAGGTAACAATGGGTAAGAAAACTAAGATAAGAGCAAAGCAACAGAAATACGGAAGAAAATATGCAAGCCATCCCTATGCTAGAGCTTTAGCAGAAAGAACAGAAAGATCTAAATATATCGAAACAATTGAAGACGCCATAGAGAGCAAATCTTTAAAAGTCGAAACAGAGAAAGAAAGTAATTCCGAACCTGTCCTATCTGCACCTGAGCCCGAAGTCAAGGAACCTGCAACCCCTGCTGAGACAGTGGAAAAAGTAGAAGTCGTAGAAAAGCCAAAGAACAGACCTTCTAAGCCTGTAGAAGAATTAAAAGTAGACTTGGATAAACCCAATAGTGAAAAACCAACAAGAAAAAGGGCACCAGTAAAAAAGAAAGCCCCTGCCAAGCCAAAACGCTCAACAGCAGAAAAGCCTACAAGAACACGCAGAAAAAAGACATCGGAAGAGTAAAAAATATTATCTCCTATAAAATAAACTATTTATTACGATAGGGGACAATATTAATGTCAGATATATGCGCTTTACCACAACTAACTCCTTCTAGCACGACAAGTACAAAAGTCTTGCCAGCAACGGGCTCATCAAGTGATGTGTTAACTAACCTGCCTTATGGCATATACACATCAGACGCTTTTATTAGCGGCGCAGTCGATCAAGTCTCCTATACATATCAGAAACTAGCAGGTAACATTGTTGATATCGACTTGCAGCCTGCAAACATCTATTCTGCATACGAAGAAGCTGTCTTAGAGTACTCATACTTAATCAACATCCATCAGGCAAAAAACTCCTTAGGTAATTTACTAGGAAACACAACAGCCTCTTTTGACGAAGACGGAGAAGTAGTCTCAGGCCCAGAAGGGGTTGAATTAAACTACCCAAGATTTACCTTCCAGTACACTCAGCGGGTTGCAGACGGACTTGTTACAGAGACAGGCATTGGCGGTGATCTTACAGTATATTCAGCATCATTTGAGCCCACATATGGAGTGTCTGAGTATGACTTACAAGACATAGTCTCGTCTTCAATCGAGTCAGGATCTTTAACATTGGATGCGGGCGATACAGTGGGAACTAAAAAGATAACAATCCGAAGAATGTTTTATAAGACCCCGCTGAGCATGTGGCGCTTCTTTGCGATTTATGGCGGGTTAAACGTTGTAGGAAATTTATCAAACTATGGTATGTATAGCGACGACGCAACTTATGAAATTGTTCCTACATGGCAGAACAAACTTCAGGCTATGATGTATGAAGATTCAATTTACACTAGAGCCTCGCACTATTCTTACGAGATAAAGAATAACAAGCTAAAGCTATTCCCGCCCCCGACAGGAATTGAGCCAGAAACTTTCTGGTTTCACTTTACCGTCGAAAAAGATGCTTGGGAAGAATACGCCGACAGAAGGCGAGGTGCTGATGGTGTCAACAACATGAACACGTTGCCATTTGGCAATATTCCATTCGAAAATATAAACTCGATTGGTAAGCAGTGGATAAGAAGATACGCACTCGCTATAACCAAGGAAATGCTTGGACATTCAAGAGGTAAAACAACTACGCTTCCAATCCCCGGCGAGCCAATAACTCTTAACTATGCTGAACTTTGGCAACAAGCAAAGGCAGAAAAAGACGCCCTAAGGGAAGAGCTAAACAAAGTGCTTAATGAATTAACATACGCCGAACTTGCCAAAAGAGACACAGAGATAGCAGAAAGCGCTAGCAAGACAATGCTTAATTCTCCTCTTCCAATTTACATAGGATAGTTTAAATGTCGTCATCTGATAACGAATGGTCCCGCCCAGCAGCACCTCCACCTCCCTTGTTCATTGGAGACAAGGAAAAGGATTTAGCTAAAAACGTCGCTGATGAAATTAACGAAAGAATAATTGGGCAAACAGTTATTTACTATCCAATTAGCATAGAGCATACGAACTTTCATCCTGTATATGGCGAAGCAATAGAAAAGTCCTTTCTATCTCCTATTAGGGTTCATGCTTTGGTTGAATGGTCTGGAAATAAGACACGCTCAGGAAAGTTCGGTGTAGACCGCCGCTCAGAGATAAGTATAAAATTTCATAAACGTCGCTTAACTGAAGATCAAGATCTTTACGTTAGAATAGGCGACTATGTTCTATACGGTGATATACATTATGAAATCGTTGAACTTGAAGAGCCAAAAAGAATGTACGGGCAAATCGACAATAGATATGAAATAACTGCTAAATGCATAACGGCCAGAGAGGGAAAGTTCAATGCCCGTTAAGAAATGGCAATTTGATACTTCAAGTGCAGCCCGTGCAGTAGCTAAAAAGTTTAACTGCCGAGGCTCTCATCAAGACTCTTCAGGTAAATGGGTTCCTTGCAAGACCCCATCAGAGTTTGTGTATGGATTTAACAAATATTTAAAAACTACAACATATTATACAGCAGCTCCATCGAATTTTGAAACCATAGACGTGGCTTTTAATGATTGGATCGATGATAGATTGAATATTCATGTCAACACCAACGATGGATTTAAGAAAGTAAATATTGTCTGGTTAACGCAAGAAAGAGTGTACCAAGTTAAGAATAGGAAGGAAGATAGGGACCACCAGTCCGAAGCCTTAATCTTTCCGCTAATATCGATAGAAAGAGCCTCTGTGGCGCAAGCCTCAGCACAGGGCAGGCCTACACCGGGTCTGCTCCAACCTAACCGGGACGCTAAGACTCCAAGGTATTTATTGGGCAGGAAAATAGTCCAAGAAAAAACCAAGAACTTTGCTAATGCAACTTCACTGCGACTAAACAGCCAAAACAACTCAAGAACACCTAAGAATGAAAGAATAGTGTACGAGTATTCGTATGCTCCGATGCCTGTGTTTTATGATATAAAATATACAATTAATATTCGCACTGATTATCAGCAACAAATGAATGACATTGTAGAGGCGTTCAATCGTGAAGCCCCCGGATATTTTATGATATATAACGGCGGCCATAAATACGAAGCCTTTTTAGAGAGCAACTATTCGTTCAACAACAACCTTTCTAGTTTAGAGGCTGAAGAAAAAATTTATGAAGCGACTCTTTCTGTGAAAGTGCTTGGTTATGTCTTGAATAAGGGCGACAACCAAGAAGACCCTAAGATTCTTAAAAAACAGAACCGTGTAAAGGTTAGATTCCCAAGAGAGAGAACAATAGTTGGCGATATTAACGAATTTGAAAACGGCAGCTTTATCGAATAGCTTCTTTTTAAGTCCTGCAATACTAATTACTGTAGCATAGTTTGTTGGGAGATCATTGATGACAGCAAAAAAATTTAAATTTATCTCTCCGGGTGTATTTCTAAATGAAATCGACAATTCGCAGTTGCCCAGAGAAGCCGCCGCCGAAGGCCCAGTTATTATTGGTAGAACAGTAAGCGGCCCCGCCATGCGCCCCGTAACCGTTGATTCGTTCGAAGAGTTTGTCTCTATTTACGGCGAGCCCCATCCCGGCGGTGATTCCAAAGATCCTTGGAGAAACGGCAACTTTTCGGCTCCAACCTATGCTTCATACGCCGCTCAAGCTTGGTTAAAAAATAGCTCGACCTGCACAGTCATTAGGTTGCTTGGTAAAGAGAACGCAAACAAAACAACTGATTCGGGCGAAGCCGGTTGGAAGACTTCCGGTTCTTTAGTTAACGCAAATTTCAGTAATGGCGTCAGCGCAGGCGAAGGCGGGGCTTACGGCCTATTCGTATTTCCAGCAACGTTATCTGGCTCAAGCCCAGTTACCGCCACAGGATCATTGGCTGCCGTGTGGTATGTGGAAAAAGGATTTGTTGGTCTAACAGGGAAATCAGTAACAGGTGCAACTCTAACCGGCGCACTGGGTCAGTTAGTTGCAGCAGATTCCAGCGATAGGTTTAAGCTATCAATCTCAGGCTCTTCTGTGAGTAAAACAGTAGAATTCAGTATGCTTGAAAGTGATTCTAAGTTTGCCCGCAAAGTATTTAACACGGACCCAACAAAGACAAATACCGCTTTAACGCCCAGTGTTGACGCAGAGATCTACTGGCTTGGTGAGACTTTTGAAAATGACTATTCCTCGTCCTTGGCTTCGACGAATGGAGAACTTCCCACACCGCTGTCTGGGTCTGGCGTAAACTATGCAGGCATGATTGTAGGTTTAGGCAATTCGGCTTACGAACATTCTGATCGACGAATTCAAAAAAGAGATCCAAGAACAGGCTGGATTATCACAAAAGATAACGGCGTCTACAGCGAGTTTAATGCTGCCAATGCAACAAAACTGTTCCGTTTTATAGCCTTAGACCACGGTGAGTGGGCGCAGAAAAACATAAAAATATCGATCGCCAATATTCGTGAATCTTCAAACAGCATTGACCCATACGGCAAGTTTGATGTCTTAGTGCGCAGAATTGAAGATAAAGACAAGGCTATTGTACTCTTAGAAAGGTTTAATGGTTGTAATTTAAACCCAGAATCTGATGACTATGTTGCCAAGAAAATTGGTACAGCTTATTACGAGTTCGACAGTACAAAGAGAAGGTTAGTAGAGAAAGGCGACCATGCTAATAGATCAAAATTTATTAGAGTAGAAATGAACCCAACGGTCGATTCAGCTCCAAACTCATCTTACCTGCCATTTGGTTATGTTGGACCAACTCGATACTCAGACGTTGTTTACACAACAACTGCCGTTGACGATTATTCAGAAGCCACTTCAACGGGTATTCTAACACCTTTTACAGCATCTGTTGCTACTAACAAGATTGAGATGCCACAAGATAACTTTGCCGCTGGAAGTGCTTTAAGGTTCAAGTTTCCTCAGCAATCACTGCGCTCATCTTCGGCGCAAGACGGCCTAGCAAGTAACTCACAGGCTTTCTTTGGGGCTTGGTTTGGTAAAACTTCATCTTCAACAAAGTTGAATGAATCTGTTTATGACTTTGCCAAGCCTTTGGCCGCAGGGCTGGAATCGGATGATCCTAAAGCTGACACAACAGAGGTAGCATATTACTTTACTTTAGATGATATTGTGTATAACCCAACTACAAATGTATACACATGGTCAAGTGGTTCAAGGGCATCAAACGAATCTGTTACAGCGCTTAGCGGCTCTTCGTATTTGCTAAAGCCAACTGGTAGCGTGGAATCACCAATTAATGCCTTCACTATTCCCTTGACTGATGGTTCGGACGGCGTTAATATTAAATATAAAGACCCGTTTGGCAAAGAGGCACTAGATTCAGGTAATGAGCTAACTAACTATGCTTATAACACTGTCAAGGAAGCTATTGACACAATTAGAGACCCTGAGTTTGTAATGTATAACTTAGCTTCTATGCCCGGTATTGTGGCTCAAGGCTTGACGAGCCATCTGCTTGAAACAGTTGAATCAAGAGCCGATGCTCTAGCAATCATTGATCTATCTGCCAATGGATTTACTCCAGCGCATGAAGGGTCTCTTGGTAACGTTAAACCAACTGTAGCGAGCCAACCTAGAGATGTTATTGATACTCTGAAAGACCGCTCGCTTAACTCAAGTTATGGAGCGACTTACTATCCTTGGGTACAAATCAGGGACACTCTAAAGGGCAACTCAGTATATGTTCCGCCAAGCATCCCAGCTATTGGTGCAATATCATACACAGACAGAGTAAAAGCGCCTTGGTTTGCGCCAGCAGGCTTTAACAGGGGCGGCCTTTCAACTGGTGTTGCTGGTTTGCCTGTTATTGGTGTAACTCATAAGTTGACATCTGGAGACAGAGATGATCTTTACGAGGCCAATATCAACCCAATTGCTAGCTTCCCACAAGAAGGGATTGTTATCTTTGGGCAGAAAACACTGCAACAAACAAGAAGTGCCCTAGATCGTATTAATGTACGAAGGCTGCTGCTATTCACAAAGAGAGGTATTTCAGCGATCTCGAAAGATCTTATCTTTGAGCCCAACGTTCAAGAAACATGGGATAGGTTCATTGCCCGTGCCGAGCCATTCTTACAGGACATTCAAGCAAGATTTGGCCTAACAGCGTACAAATTAGTATTGGACGAAACCACTACAACTCCTGACTTAATTGATCAGAATATTCTGTACGCTAAGGTCTTCTTGCAACCAGCCCGAGCAATTGAATTTATTGCTGTAGACTTTGTTATTACAAATACGGGTGCATCATTTGAGGACTAATAGGAGATAAAGATGGCAGGAAATCCATTACCACCTTGGGGCGCCCCCAGTATCGAACCAAAAAGAAAGTTTAAATACCAAATGACAATTGGTGGAATTCCAGCTTGGTCAATTATCACTTCATCAAGGCCAAAGTATACTATTACTACTGGAGCTAGGCACAATTACCTTGGTCACGAATTTAAGTTCCCCGGCAGAGTAACGTATGGGGACATTACAGTTACTCTAGTCGATATGATCAATGTAGATGTAGCGGGTCAGCTATTGAAGGTTATTGAATCTGCTGGGTATAAAAGGCCAAATCAGTGGTCAGAAGACCCAGCAAACTATCGCAAGACCTTCTCTAAGAAAGCATTCGTTGGGACTCTTGGCGAAATTGCAATTAGAGTAATTAATGGCGAAGGCGAAACCGCTGAAAAGTGGACCTTAAAGAATGCTTGGATCTCAGGAGTTGACTTTGGTGATCTCAATTACGGTAGCGAAGACAACCTAAACATTAGTATAACTCTAGTATTTGATTACGCTGACGTAGAGATCAACCAAGCTCTCTTAGATGCAAATTAATCAGACTGGCTATTTAGGATAGCATGTCATTCTTTTTTGAAAAAGATAGAAAAGTAACAAACTACAACTATCCTGTACCCCCTAACCTTCCTAGGGAAAATGCCTTAACCGAGGCTCAGCAGCAATACCGGTTTATTTTAAACATAAGTGGCATTGATGCCGCATACATCAAAGACGTACAGCGCCCGTCATACACACTTCAGACTCAAGAAATAAAACTTTTGAATTGGACCTCTAAATACCCCAAGACAATAGATTGGAAAGACATATCTTTCACTGTTATAGAAGTATTTTCAAAAGAAGTAATAAATTCAGTAGCCGGCGTCTTTATGGATAAGTTACTCTATACAGCTTACGATACTCCGAATCTTTTGAACCCGCAGAGTATAAATGTTCCAAATAAAGATTTGGCGAAAAGAGACTTAATAGATTCACTCGGGCCGTTTAAGATAAGAATACTAAATCCCGCAGGCGATATCGTAGAAGAGTGGGTGCTCAGGAACGCATTTATAGTTGGAATGACGCCGACTCAAGTCACATATGCGTCTGAAGATTTAAGCACGCTATCGTTTAATGTGACTTATGACTGGGCCGAATTTACGTTCTTTAAAGACTCGGGAGGTAACACTCCCAACGCTAGAAGGTTTTCTAGCCCTAATTTCAACAACGCTAGTATAAAATAGGTGAAAGATGAGAAATGAAGATAGAATGCAGGCACCAATGCCCGCACAAAGCACGGCTGCTCCAAGCTACCATGTACCGACAGATATTGTAGAACTTCCCTCTAAGGGAGTGTTTTACCCCGAAGGACACCCTTGGCGCAATAAAAGAGAAGTTGAAGTACGTTACATGACCGCAAAAGAAGAAAGTATTTTACTGACCGAAGCATACAAGGAAAGAGGAATAACGTTTATAAAGCTCGTGCAAAGCATAGCTTTGGATCAGATCACTGGGCATGAAATATTACCCGGCGATCTCACCGCCATTGTTGTCAATGCTAGAAAGAATGCTTATGGCAGAGAATATACGCCAAACATTTCATGCCCTTTTTGCAGTGCGAGGCAAGACGTGGGCATTGACCTTGAAGACGTTAAATGCAAGACATTAAACACAGAAGAGTTTAACGAACGGGGAGAGTTGGAAATTATCCTACCTATCCTAAAATCGAAAATAACCTTAAAACTCTTAAGAGAGCATGACGAAAAAGAAATCGAGAAGCGTATCGAGGCAAGCCTGCGCCATAACTTGCCCGAAAACGCTCTTATAGAAAGATATCGCCAAGTTATTACATCTGTTGATGGCAAACAAGACTTGATCTCCATCAACAACCTAATTGAGGCTATGCCCATCAAAGACTCAGCTTTTTTAAAAGAAAAGTACGCCAACATGATTCCCGATATATCTTATAAACTTGAGCATGAATGCGTGAAATGCAAAGAGACTATCGAAGGAGGTTTGCCTCTTACAGGCGACTTTTTTCGGCTTAACCAATGATTACCTGAGAGAAGAATACCGGTCTATGATCTTAATGAAGAATAACTTTGGTTGGGATTTTGTTGAATTGTATGGTTTCCCGGTTCAGCTTCGACGCTGGATAATCGAGGAGACATTTCTTAGCAAGCCCAAGCCCTAGCAAATATCGTTCATAGTTGCCTAATTAGTATATGGCAGAATCAAAAAAAGAACTACCAAACGCCAGCGCCGCCGGCTTAGATTTTACTAAAGTGCTCGAACCGCTCGGCCTCCCCGGCAAGGCGGCGGTCGGCACAGCGAGCTATCTACTGGCGCCCAACGCATCTTTAATTAGTGATATGGGAAAGCTAGGGACGGCGTTCGACACACTCGCTAAAAAAATTCCATTAGGCATTGGAAAACTCTATGGTCTGTTTGAGGCGCTGACCGGCGGCGCTGGCGGCGCCGCCAAAGCAATGGAAAATGCGGTTACACAGTTTACAAAGTTAAATGCTTCACTTATTAGAAGCCGTGGTATTTTTAATGCTAGTTCTAAAGAAAATAGGGTACTCATCAACAGTATTGTAGATCTCCAAAGAGCAAATGCCGAATTCGGGGCTACAACGGGAGAAGTGCAAGGTTTAGCTATAAGCTTGTCGGACGCCCTGTCTGTTCGTTTGGGAGATAGTTTCCAGCAAAACTTTGAACAGATCGCAGGAACAACAACGGTCTTGGAAAGACTAGGCGTGAAAACTCAAGATAGTGTTTCGGCGTTTGCAGACCTAAACATCCTTTTCAACTCTACGCCAGCTCAGTTTAATAATTTCTCAAGGCAGATAGCTAGCTTTTCTGATAGCACAGGACAAGACTTTAGCAAGGTCTTTTCTGACGCCCAGAAAAGCCTAGATATGTTTGCTGAAGGCTTGACATCACAAGAGACATTGGCAAAGTTCTTAAGATTTCAGGCAACGTCAAAGCAAACTGGAATCGAGATAAGCGCCTTAAAGGGAACCTTGGATAAGTTCGATACCATCGAAGGCGCTCAGGAGGCCGGCGGCCAATTGGCGGCGGTCTTCAGGCAGTTTGGAGTAGACTTTAACGCAACAGAATTTGCCTTTATGACTCAAGAAGAGCAACAGCAGGCGCTCTCAGATAAACTTAAGGAGTTTATGCCTAGAATTTCAGGGTTTGGCCAGCGGTCAAGAAGACTAGTGTTAAAACAGATTCAGGATGCAATCGGCCTAACACCTGCGCAGCTTACTAGGTTGTCAAGGGGAGAAGACATTTCTGTTGCAGGCCCACCGCCCGCCATTTCTGAAGCTCAGTTTAAGAAAGCTGCTGAAAGACAATTAGCCGCAGACCCTGAATTAAAAGCTAAAGCAGCAGCAGAAACTGTCCTCCTCTCCATAGCAGAAAACGTGTTAAAAAAAGTTAATAAGGATCTCGGCGGTATTTCTGATGCAGCAACTGATTTTATAGCAGTATTTAATAAAGATAAGATAGACCAACTTGAAAGAATGATAAATCTTTTAGGATCTGGTAGGAACATAGACGCAATTAAATTGTTGATGGGCAAATAATTAATGACTGCGGATTTTACAAAAAATTTTTTAAAGCTTGCACAAGGTCAAGTACCAGATGACAAGTCTTTGCAACGGGCATCGCCCGGTGACAAAGAGATTCGTTCTAAATACCAGTTTGCGAATATCTTATTTGAGTTCGTTGGGCGTGGAAACTATATTACGCTGCCGGCTTATCTAACAAGCTTTGACAACAATTTTTCAGCGCAATGGAAAACAAACTCATCATATGGCCGTTCTGACCCTATTGCGATCTATGACAAGACAACTAGAGATATAAGCTTGTCTTTTACTATTCCATCTTATGACAGCAACGAAGCAAACATCAACTATAGAAAGATAAATGAGCTAGCCAAGAACCTTTATCCAAGCTATGCAGGCGTAGGCGGTGTAAACATATTATCCGGCGAGCGAAACCGTGTGTTAACAAGCCCTCCTTTGGTTCGAATCAAGTTTGCCAATTTAATAGTAAATAACGAAGGCATAGGGTTGTTGGGCAGGATTACAAGACTATCAATAACTCATGATGTCAATGGAGGGTTTCTATTTGAAAACACCTCCTATACGCAACCTAATATTTATACTAAATTCTTTTCTATATCAATATCTTTCGATCCTATGCATGAACAGCCCTTGGGCTACAATTCATTTGGCATTGCTAATTTCGGTGGAGAACAGTGGGCCGGCAACAGTTCGGACTTTCCCTATAAGAATGGCCTAACAAGTATTGAACAGAATAAATTCAGCAATGTTAGTAAAACGGCAAGACCGGATGACATATCGATAGAAGATGAAATACTGGGCGGGTAATCATGGCAGATAGATACATAAAAAGCATTCCTTTTGATAACAATGATGAAGACCACAAAGAAGTATTTTCCGAGAAAGTAATTAACTCAAGGGCGATACCACAATTGCCTATTGCGAATCTCAAGTACCCATCAGCTTCTGATATTAAGCAATATGATTATACTTATCATGTATGGTCCTCTGGCGACCGTCTATACAAGTTAGCGGATAAATACTATAAAAACGCTAATGCATGGTGGGTTATAGCTTGGTTCAATAAAAAGCCCACAGAGCAACATTTTTCAGTCGGTGATGTTGTTTCAATACCTTTTCCGCTTTCTGATTTGTTAGAGACAGTTGGAGTGTTTTAATGGCTAAAAACCCCAAGGTTTTTCTACCTAGGAACTTAAATCCTCAAGGGTTTTTGACCGATATACTTTTATCTCAGGTATATAATCCCAACTTTAAAGGCGTTGGCGGGGTCTCACTGTTTGATTACCTTTACAGCGGAAAATATAATGAATCTATAATGAGTATTCCAGCATGGTTTGGGAATCGTTTTGAGCATGAGATGAGAACCGCCCGCAGGACAAGGTCTTCAAAGGCAAAAACAGAAGCTAGCATTTTTGACATAGAGAGGGCCTATATTGAATTTTTAACTAGCCTAACCCCCGCCCAAATTTCGGCGTTGGTGCCGTACATCAGAATTTTTAAAAAGTATAAGCCTGTTAATTCTTTGAAATGGAATGAAGAGGATATGATCTTTTCAAATTATGCGAATACGAACTTCTATGAAGCGACAGGCCGTCGGCTTAACTCATTTGCCAATATCGAAAGAGTTAGGGTGGAAAAAAACCTGAAACGATTTGGAGTAGTAAACGATTATAAAATATCCATTGACTTTATCTTTTCTGACTTTGATATGTTGACCTCGGGACTTCCAAAGGAATTTGGAGATAGCGGGGATGTTAGTTATTTAGATTTAATACGCAACAACCTAAATCCCGGCCCGAAACCCAAAGATTCAAGCAATTGCTTTAAGCACACTGGTGGCAAGATATCCGCCGCACGCCCAGAATTTAAATACTTTGAACAACTTTATATTGAGTATGGTTGGTCAGGTGACGCAATAGGATCGGGAGCGTCAACCTTTTCTGAACTTCTAAAGCCATCACAAAAGGCTTTTGTCTATAAATTCTTAAAAGAAGAAAAGAAAGTATTAAGGATGAACTATTTTCGCCACAACATCGCTCTTGATCAAGATGGTCTCTTGAGGCTTAGTGTTGATTACACTGCATATCCTGAGTATGCCCGTGATGATGATAATAGGGATGTTGGGGTGATCAGGGGATCAAGCAAAAAAGTAGTAAAAGAAATCTGCAAAGAAGAGACAGTACTAGATAGAAAGCTAAAAGAATTAACTTCTAGCCGGAAAGCCTTAGACATTGCCCTTTCAGGGGGTGAAAAGGATACAACAAAAGATCAAGAAGCTAAGATTAAAAAACTTAATACAACATATGTTAAGGCCAAAGAAGAATTGGCGATTTACTATCAAGATGTTTTATTGAGAAAAATTTCAAGAGATGAAAATTTATTTTACTTGATCTATAAGTCTTCCGATACGCAACTAAAAAAAGAAGTTGTTCGAGGCCGGAAAAGAAAAAAATATCTCAACGAGATTACAAAAGAGCTTAAGTTCCCCGGCGTAAATTTGCTCCTAGGAAAAGTTGACCTAGACCTCAAGACAAAGCCTTCTGCTGATTTAAAAAAAGACCGCTTCGTCTACACAGAAGATGGAGTGCCAAAAGCTAAAGATTTAATTAAGCAAGGAAAGATTGGAGATAAAATATTAAAATCTGTCGATGGCAAAAAATCACCAAAAGATATAGAAGTTGCAGTTGACGGAGTAGTGAAAGCATTGCTGTTCACACCCGGAGGAGCCAAGCACCCTCTTAGTGGTATTGGACATTACAGCTTTTTTCCATTAAAAGCACTTATTTCAGCACTGTATGAGTTATACCAAGGGTCATGCTTCCAGCCCCCCCCGATCCTACTTGGCAACACTGTTGTAAGCTGTTTTGGACAGGAATTCTGGGCGAATATAGGCGACATTCTGGTAGAGACCGGCACTTTCCAGAGATGGCTATACGAAACGATTTTCGTGAAAGGAAATCATGACATCTCGTATGGAAATTTCATGGCCTCGATTATGACTGATTTAGTGCCTGAATGCATTTACTTGAATAGCACCACAGGAGTTGACAAGATCAGCTACGGCAATATTATTCAAACGCCTAAATATGTGCCCGAGCACTTTTATAAGCAAAAAATAAAAGTAGGAAATGACACTATTAGTTTATCTGAGTGGCAAAAAAGACTGGATGATGCTGCAAAAAAAGAAGCCAGCAACGGCTTTCCACCCACAGCCGACCTTTTTTACTCTCTAGTTAAGGAATTTAACGCCGACCCAGAAAAGGGAAGTACTAAAGAACCGTTCTTCTTCTATCACCTCAAGCCTATTCCACAAGCAGCATTGGCCAAACAGGAGTTAATATCGCCAATATTCATAGGTAAAGACCTAATGAAGAGAACGTACCGCCGCCGTGAAGACCATAAAGATGGAATGATCCACTTGTTTGTAGACGAGGACAGAGGCTTGGTCATTGATGCCTCTTTGAGCCACAACGACCTGACGAAGTTGCGCTCAGCTCTTTTGTTTGAAAACCAAAAAGATCACGGAAATCCAATTCTAAAAATGACATACTCGGCAGACATTACCTTGATTGGCAATAATATCTTTGAAGACTCTGGGATATTTGTTTTGCCAGAACGACAATTTAAAGTTGCCGCCGAACGAGACGAACTTGGAGTCATTGGATATTATCAAATCAATAAAATGGTTGACGAGATAGAGTCTGGTAGGTATGAAACAAAAGTTGCAGGCATGAACCTTGCCCCTTATACTTTCGCAAAAGACACCATCAACGAATCTAAGAAAACTGCCCCGAACGCATCTTCCAAGGCGGTCAAGGAAGGATTGGACAGCTCTGTACAGTCCAAAAATGAAAAAAAGAGTTCAATTTCCAAAAAAGGAATCAATATATCATTTGCGGACTATGTTGCTGACGTTTTAGCGATGAAAGATATATCTAAAGTTTATGAAGTGACAGCAAAAGACTCTGTAGCAGATAAAACCGAGAAGGCCAAAGAATAATGGAAGACTTTGCCGAAAAAAATATTGAAGCTGCTAAGCGATTTTTCTTTAAGATCAAAACGAAAGACAATCGTGAGCCACATGTAAAACTGGAAGAAGAGTACAAAGAAGAGTTCGAAGAGGTATCTAATGCCTCAAACAACTCATCGGCAAGAGATATCTATGAGCAACGACTCAGGTACAAAAATCTTGTAAATGACCTAAACTATTCAAGAGGCTTGAAAGAAGAGGCTTTTGATAATCGAATAGATACATGGTACAAAGATGAATCTTTTTTTACCAAAACAACCAAACATGGTCGCTACCTGTTACCTGTCTTCTCTAAGCTGAAAAACATCAACAGTCCTGAATTTAGCCCTGTTCCGCTGCCAGAACTTCCCGAAATATGGGTTTTAGACTTTGTCGCAGCAGCCTTCAACAACTTCATGAAAGACTTCTTCCCCTATACAGATAGTCAGGCGGGGAAGATTAGAAATTCTAGAGCTAAAAACTCCAAAGGACGCTCGATATCTAGCTTAGGCAACTACGGAAAATATTTAAAGGCCCCCCACCCTAGGAGGGGGGTACCTAGCAAATATCAACCTTTTATTAGCTATTTTAAATATTTAGAAGATCTATATAATGGCTTTGTGTCTTATTACAAGTTAAGGTACCCAGTATCGTCTTACGGAGGACTATTCAGAAACAATAAAGTCGCTTACGCCGATTACAAAAGGTTTGAGGTGGAATTGTTAAACTATGTAAATGAAATAAGCGAGCCAATAACATTTGATGGGTTTCTAAAGCATAAGTCATCTATAACATACAGATCCTACTTGTCTTTTGACATATACGAACCAGAAGACCCATCCTCGGATAAAGAAAAGCTTGACTTCCTTAGAGACCCTAAGTATCCTATGTATGCTTATGCTGCGAAAAAGAACGGATTTAAAATAGATCCAAATAATCCTTGGAGGTTGTACGCTGATATAAGAACTCCGCAAATGCAACTACTGGCGTTCTCTTTAAGTCTTACTGATTTAAAGTTATCCTCTATTCAAGAAGAGTATTATCAAGTAAAGTCTAATTCCAATATGATTCTTTTACCATCGGAAATGTATCCAACTTACAGCAGCTTTGCTAAAGAAGTGTTTTTCAATGGCCTAGGTGATATATCTACAAGCAGCGATATATTCAGCAGGTTTTACGACATTTACTTAACTGCAAATCCTAGCCCATATAGCATTGTTCTTGGGATGTTCTACTATTATGCAAAGTCTGAGCTAGGCAAAGACATCAGCCGCTTAGAGTTGGCTTTATATAATAAAGATTCGACCTCCCTGTACAGAGATCTTAAGCTATCCGAGCGAGGATTGGCAAACAATGCCAAGATCCGAGAAAGACTGGATAAATTTTTAAAATTACAAAGCGTAGCAAGTAAAGAGTTGGAAGCATTAGTGCAAACCTCTGAAATCGACAACATTAAAAGACACATGGTCGAAATATTATCAGAGGATACCTCTGGCTTGACGGGCAACTTAGACCCTGCTATAGTGGTCTCACTGAAGTACGGCGTGCAGAACCCGCCGGAAGGTGTTTTAAATGACCTCTACGAGTCAAAACAGCCGCCCGTCAGCGATAGACTACTATAGTTTATGTCGTTCTTATTCGTGTTCAGATCTGCCAGAGCTTCTAAAACAAGCAAGCATTCTTGGCAAATCAGATGATTTCCAAAAAATCTGCCCACCACACCTCGAAGACAGATACTTTAAGGGGCACAAAAGGCTATCAGCGCATTTTAATAGTCTAAAGAACGCTGGAATAAGCGTATCTCGTGAAGAAGAAATTAGCATGATTCCAGCCGCAGTAGTTAACGAGTACTGCGATGTTATTAAAAGCATAGCAGAATATACAATAAAAAGCGTAGAGCCTCCTAAGAATTACAATGAAATGTCGGCAATATATGACTTAGTGCAGGAGGTTGGGCGTAACAAATTGAAGGTTGAATGGCAAAATGTCAATGCCTTCCACCGCCGGTATGATAAATTTACAAAGCTTCGAGCGCAGCCGAGATTTATTCTTTACGATATGTGGAGGTCTGTAACGGGAAGGCTCACAACTAAACAGTCTAGTTTCCCAATTTTAAGCCTTGACAAGGTATACAGGCCTTCTATAGTCCCCGAGAATGATTTTTTAATAGAGCTAGACTATAACGCAGCCGAGATTCGCACCCTTTTGTTTTTAATGGGTATAGACCAGCCAGAGAAAGACATTCATGAGTTTTTGATGGAGAATGTGTTTCCGACCGGTACCACAAGGGACGAAGCTAAGCGCCGTGTTTTTTCATGGCTCTATGACGGTAACAAATCGGACCCGGAGCTAGAAAAAATCTTTAATCGGGACGATATTCTAAAAGAGTATTTTGATGGAAAATCGCTCCATACGCCCACTAACAGGCACATTTATTGCGATAAATATCATGCACTAAACTATTTACTACAAGGGACAACGTCAGACATGTTGTTGCTTAGAGCCTCTGAAATCAGTAAGATATTAAAAGGCCATAAATCTAAAATTTATTTTACAATGCACGATTCTTTAGTGCTTGATTTTTCAAATCAAGACGCCCACCTTATATCAAAAATATACAAAGAGTTCAGGAGAACTCCTTTTGGGAATTATAAAGTCAATGCTAGTATCGGCAAGAACTATGGAGCACTAAAAAAGCTATGATATGTTTTATTGGTATTGGTAAAGCCGGCACTCAATTAGCAAACTTGGCTCACGAAGATAATCCAAATTCTGAACTTGTTACGTTTGACGAGAAAGAGGCTAGCTACATTATTCCAAGGTTCAGCACGCCAGAAGAGTATGAATCTAAGGTAAAATTACCTAGAACTTTGACAAAAGCCAAGGAGGTGATAGTCTTTTTATCGGGCTCTGGAGATACAACGTTTATTACTTTGAGGGTTTTGCAGAAGGTATCTAAAAAGAAAATTTCTGTGATATACGTTCGCCCTTTCTTAAAAAACCTATCAGAAACAGCTAAAAAGAAAGAAAAGGTTATTTTTGGAGTTTTGACTCATTTTGCTTTAAGCGCTAAGTTTAAACTTTACCTATATGATAGCCAAAAAATAACAGACCATGTTGGCTCTGCGCCAGTTTTAGCTCTGTATAGTAAAGTAAACAAGTATATTGTTTGGTCCTATACAGCATACCGAGCGCTTCTTTCATCTGAAAAAATCATATCTTACTACGAAGACCCTCCAGAATATGCATGGATTCTTAGTATTGATTTAAAGCAACCAGAGTCATCAGAACCTGTTGAATCATTTGACTTTAAAAACCCAAGAGGGTGTAATCTACTGTGTGTGGTCCCAGAGAAGACTTTACAGGAAGATGAAACCCTGTTACCATCTATCGAGACGGAGAAGCATAGCTATGAAACAGACATAACAAGAAGCACATATTCAATCATAAAAACAGAAAATCAAGAAATGTACACGATAATTGAAAAGTTCACAAATTATCCACAATATACCAACATTTAGGAGAAAGAAATGGGAATTAATTTAGACCTAATGAAAAAGAAAATGGCCGCCGTAAACAACGGTGGCGGAAGTAGCAATTTTTGGAAGATTCCAAAGGGTGATTCAACGGTGCGTATTGTGCCAGACCCGGACGGTGATCCTCTACGAGAGTTCTGGTTCCATTACGGAGTAGGTAACCAGAGCTTCCTTTGCCCTAAAAAGACAGAGGGAGCACATTGTCCTGTGTGCGATTTCGTTTCTAAGCTGTACGACAGCGGTTCAGAGGAAGATCGTAAGTTGGCCAATACTATTCGTGCCAAGCAGCGTTTCTATTCGCCAGTTGTAGTTAGAGGCGAGGAAGATCAGGGAGTGAGGCTGTGGTCGTACAGCAAGACCGTGTATACACGCCTGCTTAGCCTCATTTTGGACAAGGAGTATGGGGACATCACCGATCCTAAGACCGGTACCGACCTCAACCTTAACTATGGCAAAAAGCAGGGCAAGCTCTACCCCGAGGTAGATGTTAACCCACAGCGGTCAGTTTCTCTTCTCATGGAAGATGCGGATAAGGCTGCGGAGTTTATGGAGCAGGAGTTTGATTACGATAATCTCTTCAGCGTTAAAACTTCTGAGCAGGTCCAACAGGCACTAGATAGTTACCTGAATGGTACTTCGGATGAGGAAAAGGAGCAGACAACTGCTTACGCTGCAACCAATAACATGGATGCAGTTGAAAGCAAGTTTAAAGAGTTACTAGCTCAATAAAGCGCTAAAACAAAGCAAAGGAAGGGGGTTGCCCCCCCTTCCTTTGCTTATTTCAAAGGAGGAATAATGGCTAAGCGAGCCAAAAAAGATAAATCACCCGGCAGATTAAGCATAGGAGACATGAAAGCTCTTATTAATAAGAGTGCAGGAACAAATGTGGCTTTTAGCCTAAAGGATGAAAATCCAACAGAAGTAAAGGAGTTTATCCCTACTGGATCAAAATGGCTTGATGGCATTATCAAGCGTGGAGATTGGGGTGGAATTCCTGTAGGAAAGATTAGCGAATTGGCAGGGCTAGAGTCAACTGGCAAGTCATATATGGCTAGCCAAGTAGCGGCCAGCGCACAAAAACTAGGCATTGATGTTATTTATTTCGACTCAGAGTCGGCTATTGACCCACAATTTCTAGAAAGTGCCGGCTGCGATCTGGACAACCTCTTGTATATTCAAGCTAGTTCTGTTGAATTTGTCTTAGAGACGATAGAGAACCTTTTAGCAAACAATGAAAGCAGGATGCTTTTCATTTGGGACAGTTTGGCTTTTACGCCATCAGTTTCCGATATTGAGTCTGACTTTAACCCATTGTCAACAATGGCGGTAAAGCCTCGCATCTTATCGAAAGGAATGTCTAAACTGATTCAGCCATTGGCAAATACTCAATCAACCTTGCTGATTTTAAATCAATTAAAGACTAATATTACAAGAAGTCCGTCAGAGACCCTAACTACACCCTACTTTACTCCGGGTGGGAAGGCTTTATCGTATTCATACTCTTTAAGAGTGTGGCTGACCGCAAGAAAGGGAAAGTCTTCTTTTATCTACGACGACAAAGGATTTAGGATTGGAACCGAGGTCAAGGCCAAGATTGAAAAGTCAAGATTCGGTACACAGGGGAGATATTGTAATTTTAAGATTAAGTGGGCAGGCGACGAAGTAAAAATTCTCGATAAAGAGTCTTGGTTTGAAGCAGTAAAAAATTCAAACAGTCTAAAATCTTCCGGTGCTTGGTTTACGCTAGTCCATAAGGATGGCACCGAAAAGAAGTTCCAGAGCAAGCAGTGGCTAGAACTCTTAGAAGAGGATGAAGAATTCCGAGAAAGGGTACTGGAATTACTAGAAGAAGAGGTAGTTGTTAAGTTTGACAAGAGGGATGGAACCCCAGAAGAATTTTACAGTGAAGATGAGGTAGAAGAAGATGGCTAAAGTAGGATTAGGAAAATCAACTAGGAAAACTACAAAGAAGAAG